ACCAGCATTGAAGTTGATAACCCCGCCATTAGACATAAACAGGTCATCACCACAAGTTATGTCAGCAGCCGTAGCTATACCACCGGTTACGATTAATGCACCAGTAGTGGTCGAAGAAGTGGCTGTAGCATTGGTGATTGTTACTGCGCCATCAGTTGAGGTTGCCATACCGGTCAATGCTAGAGTGTGCGCCCCAGCATCTAGCGTGAATGTTCCTGTAGAGCTACCCTTCCAAGCGAAGTTGACATCGTTAGCTGTATCGCCGACTTGAACATAGTCAGCACCAAGAATAAAAACATCACCTGTGGTAGTATGTCCGTAAGCCTTCTCATAATAGATAAGCCTACCAGACTCCCAGAATGAATTGATTGCGTAAGTTCCTACACCTTGTGTACTCATTTTATATCCCTCCTTAAGGGTCAAGATTATTCCAAGTTATTTATTTCTTGGCATGACATACCCGCATTGACATCTGACATCCAGCATCCTTCTGCCACACCATTTGCACTTGTCATTGTGAACCATAGTATCAACTGGCGGGTTAGTCAGCCCTTTTACTTCTGGAGGAGGGGCGGCTTTTGACACCTCCCTCCTCTTTCTCTTATCTCGTTTTTGAATTGTCACTTTATCCTCTAGGTCAGTGCGTTAGCGTTGGTCTCTTTGGGGTACTTCGGCCAGCAGAGTGCGATAACAGTACCAGTTATATCGCCGCTACCTGCATCGGTCATCGTCAGCCCAACGTAAGGTTTAGAAGCTGTGGTAAGGTCGCTGGAATCCACATCAACAATCAGCGTAAGCGTGCTATGAGCAGTCGTAATCGCTAGGCCGCTAGAAGTCATGGCGGTGACATCCCCCATAGTATCGGTAGCAGCGGCAGCCGTTAGACGATACCTAGCGGCAATAGCCGTTGAGGTAGAACCAGCCGTAGCCGCAGATTGAGTAACCGTCAAGGTGAAGTCATTCGCGGCAACAGCAGTGAAGTGATAGATAAACTCTACCTTATCGTACAGTTTCATGTTGATGTGCGGGTGAACGGTTGTTGAAGTGATTTGTGCCTCAGTTGCAATAGGCACAATATGTATATCCTGCGCAAGATTCATTTTACCCATTTTATTTTATCTCCTTATTAAAGTTATCTTACTTATGGGGAGGGGTTATTAAAGCCCCTCCCCTATTTGTTTAATTACGTGCGGGTAGACGAAAGCACTATGAAAGGCGACTGGTAAGAAGTGCTGCCCTTGTAGGGGGTCAGGTAGTTAGACCACAGAGGTTGTCCATCACAGCGATAGACAAACCTAAAAGCAGTCTGGTCAGTCTGGAAGTTGACGTGGATTGAGGAAGCACTCTGCATTGAACCTTTGTCAATCATCACATACTGGGAAAGGTCAGCTAGGATTATGTCACCAGCAGTACCAAGCGTGGCGCACTGTTCGCAAGGTATAACTGGTCTGCCGAACAGAGTCCCATAAGGCGCACCGCTAAGCCCACCAGCAGGCATATAGACAGGGATACCGCCAGAGCCTACTGCCAGAGCCATCGTGTAAAGTTGAGCCTCAATGTTCTGGTTAATCAGCCAGACATAGTTAGACGAGTTCGGGCCGAAGCGGGACATCCACATCTTGATTACGTTCTCAGCCACGATAGTTGCAGCACCCTGTCCAGTCTCAGCCGTAACAGTTACCAGACAAGGGGCATTAAGAATCCCAAGAGGCTTGGCAGCACCATCGCCATTTATGATAGCGTCAGCCAGTTTGAAGTTAAACTCAGAAGCAAACGCCCTCTGAATCCATGAACTAAGAGCGGGGGCATCCTCCAAGAGTTCATCTGTGCAAGTCGTATAACCCACGAGTTTCTTTAGCTCAAGAGCAACCTGTTTGAATGAGGCGTTAGATTCAGTCTTGCTTGCGCCCTCTCCCATCCAGTAAGCTAGAATACCACCAGAGCGTGAGCCGTCAGCCCTTGAGTCATCGGCTACAGCAGGAATTTTCATTGCGTTAGAGTTAGCACTAACCGGCATCCGATAAACCCTGCTCACAATGTCTGAATTAACAAACACCTTCTCAAGCAACTGGGTAGCAAAGTCAGTCTGGACTAAGAAGCCACCGTCAGCGGGTACGCCCTCAGAGTTGCCTACAATAGATTTGGCGAGGCGGGCATCCATAACCCTGCCCTTAGAAAGCTCGGCAGTCCTGACGGCTTTAAGTTGCTCGCCAAGACTAGAGAATGGCTGGTCGCCTTCGTCTTTCACGACCTTTATTTCCGCATCCTCTGCGGGCAGTTTTCGAGTAATCTGTTTTGCCTTGTATTCCTCTACAGCTTTAGTCGCTGCTTCAGCGGTCATTTCGGCAATTTTGGCATCTGTTAATTCCATTATTTTATCTCCTTTATTACATTCTTGACTGTTTGTTCGATGATAAGTTTTAATCTATCATCATCAATAATCTGTTGCGCCTCTGTTAATACCTCTTTAAATTCGGGTATTCCAGTAAGCTCAATTTTACAGGTCATATCTTTAACTGCTATGTCGTCAGCAGGCAAACGCTTCATTAGTTCTCTAAGTGATTCCTCCGCCTCTTCACTCAACCCCACTTCGTCAATCATTAAAGTCAAGTAATCAATCTCATCTTTTATCTCTTCCTGCGATACCTCTTTGGGTTTCTTGACTTCTGGCAATTCCTTTTCAACTTCATCACAGATTTTAGTTATAATCGGGTCAACGGACTTTGAACGTATAGATTGAATAGCATCTCTATTGGAAGGGACTATGACCTGAGATATTTCCAGTAATTCTATTTCCTTATAAGTCCTACGAGGTTCTTTTACCCCATCTCCATCCTCCCAGACTTTGGGAATAAATCCTATAGAAAAAGCAGCCATGCCTTTCTTGGCTAACTTAAACCCCCAATCCGCCTGCTCATTGCCCTCATTGATATAATACTTCGGCTTGCCCTTAATCCCTTTTGACTGTGCTTTAAGACTAGACCACTCACCTATTTGATTAGTTAAGTCGTGGTAATCATGGGATGCCACTAAAACAGGACGCTTCATAAATTCAGGGAGAGTAGCTTCAAAAGCTATCGGCTCTACTACTTCCCCATCCCTGTCAACAGACCTGGATGAAACAGGGATAAACATATCTACTTCGCCGGTATCTTCATTAACCCCCTTTACCTCTGCCCTAAAAGTCTTATAAACAGTATCCATAATTACCTCACTTACCCTTTAATAGGTTTATAATATTCTGGCGGTTAGACTCCACAGCGGGAAAGAGCCAGGGATAGGGAGGATGATTTACAGTCCCCATCTCAAGATACTTCCCGTAGTAAACATTAGTACCTATCTTAACCTCATCCTGCCCTACTTCATGGGTGATTGAACTTCTTAATCTGCCAGTCTGGGCTTTGGGGTGTCCACTTGATTGGGAGACATTTATCTTGGCTTGACGCTCTACAATTAATCCTATTTTCTCAAGGGCAGATTGTAGATTATCAGTTATTTTCCCTTCTATTTCTTTACGATAGGATTTAATAGTTACAGTTGATTCATCCATATTTACACCACAGGTAGCCAGACACAACGACAGTTAGGGTGAACTGGTATCATCCCATGACTGTCTTTTGTAATATACTCACCAGCTAAAGGTAAACACTCGGAACATGCATCCGGTGAAGGATAAAACTCTGATTTATTAACTCCCTCAACTTCGTATCTGTGTAAAGCCCCCTCATTGGATGCAGCTATCGTTTCTGTACGGCTTACTATATTAGCCCTAGTCTTGGCGTTATCAGTAAAATAGCCCTCAATACGTTTGCTTAATTGCTGGATAGATTCCCCCGCCTCAAACCCTAAAGCAAGTTCGTTCCTTAACGCTTCCATAGTTGTCATATTGATAGACTTGGCTAGGGTCAAAGAACGAGCCTTTATCCAATGTTGTGCGAACTCGTCAAGCAAATCAAATTGTTTAGGAATCGCATCTTGGAATGAAGATTCATAAACTAAGGTAATAGCTGGTTCAAATTTCTTGGCAGTCTTTTCATCATCTAACTTACGGGGTATCTTCCCATATCTTTTTAACTGTTCTATAACTTGATTCTTTTGCTCATTAAAGACGGACTCAAATACTTTATTAAACATTTCCTCTTGACGTTCTGTTGACTTGGCGTAAGTCTCCCAGTGTAAACGCTTCTGGTCAGGGGTTAAACCCTTAGACTTAGGTTGTTCCGTAGGCGCAGGCGGGCTAGCGGGTGTATTGGAGGGCTCAAAGCTTTCACAAGCATCTACCATAGCTTGCGCTCTGTCCCTATCAATGCCCACTGCGACTAGAAGCTCTACTGCTACGATGGCAGGGATATTACCATTGATATAATCCCTAAGCACAGTGATAGCCGCCTGAATTTGGACACCAGATAATTTCTCACCGGAGGCGATATTCTCAGCAGTGTCACCAACTGAGGGTTGCCCCATTTCTCCACTGGGTATTTCAGCTTTATTCTCAATAGGAGTCGGGATAAGATTAAGAGGTACTAAGGTAACATCACCATTTATGATAGCGTCTTTACCTGTGGCAATACGAGCTTCATTTACAGTCCAGAATCCACCCCTGACAGCGGACTCGGCATCTAGCCTTTTCTGTTCTGCCGTCTCTGGTACGACTTCTTTAAATCCTAAAGTAAGATTCTCTGACTTTCTAAATTTAGGGATTAACTGCTCTTGAATCTTAGCCTTGTCCCAATCTAAAAGGGGTTTAACTATCCAGCGTGCAAACGTATAATCACCGGCTTCTGCATTTGCTTTATTAACATTCTCAGATATACCCATAACAGATTGCGGCATACCGAACACACCCAAGATAACATCTCTGTTCTTCTGCTTTAAGTTGGCAAAGTCCATGTCCTTAATCGTGTTCTGGATTTGTAGATACTTGCCTCCACCTTCAAGGAGGGCAACCTGATGAGCCTTAGAAACACCTTTGTATTTCTCGCTCCATTGCTTCTTTAATTTATCGAACTGCTCGTCACTTAAATTATAGTCAAACTGTATTACACCATCAGGTCTGGCCGAGTTATAGAAGAATTGGTTAACCCACTTATCAGCGTTCTGCTCGGCATCCAGGTTAATCCCTATTGTCTGGGCCGCCCCTAGCCCACGATATTGATTTAATGGATTAGGTTCTTTAAAGTGTATAACCTCATTTACATCAAAAGGAATAGCATCATTACTAGAGCCATAGACATAACCCTTAACAAAGGGGAAGTTCTTATCAGGTACGACTGACATCTTGTTAGGGTAAGGGAGGACAATCTCAGCGGGTTCACCTAATGCGTTAAAGTTCAAAGCCCAGAATGATTCACCAATTAGCTTCTTGTAAATAGTATGTAAGGCGATAAACTCATTAGATGTCTGAAAGGGATTGACCTGCTTTAAGAGCGTAAGAATAGGATGTTTATAAATCTGTTTAGGTTTCTCCTGGTTAGATGTATCAAATAAAGTCCATTCAACTTCAGAACATCCTAGTGCAATTCTAAAGACAACTGCGTACAGCCACCCCATTTGAGAATAGGCACTAAGAAAGCCGTCTCCTGTTCTATCAGGTGGGACGGCTCCATTGGATGTGAATATATTGCGGTTAGGGATAGGGGCTTTAGTTCTGCTAAATATATTTTTAATATTCAATAAGAAACCCCTTGACAAATTAGAGTTTATAGTTTATAATTGTAGTATGAGTAATTACAGGGAAGATTATTATCACGAATTATTACCCTTCCCTATTGGGGGTAGAATGGAAAGTAAATCTAAACTTCAGTGGTTAAAAGCAATTTGCCCAATATGTGGCAAGGAATATGAATATCTACCGGAATATAAACCTAAAACGTGTTCCAAATTTACATGCTTACAGGAAGCTAATAAGCGTAAAATAATATAACATTGTGCAACGGGTTGCAATATGTAGGGGAGGTTAATTACATACTTCCCCTATATTATATTATACACCCAGGTTTTCTTGACTTTTGTAATCTTTGACTTTATTATATGGTGAGCAGTTCTTACAGAGATAGCCCCTACCAATAGCCCAGTTAGTATCGGTCAATCTTACCCCACATTTTCTACAGATAGGGATATTGAATATCTTGGCGTACAACTTCCAGTAACCGTTCATTACAACCACCTTATAACAGGATTTTTCAACACTGGCTCGTAAAATGCGAGAGCCAAACTATCAGATCTGTCAGGGCTATGCTCACCATGTGACCTCATTTCCTCTTTAGAAATCAACTGCATTCGTTTCTCTTGGGCTGGTTTGTATTTAATAGAGGACAACTGGGCTTTCAAATCTCTATCATCTACTATTGATATCTCGTCTTTCCTGAACCTTGCCTGGAGTTGATAATACATTTCAGCACGTTTATTGATGTAGTGTTCGGTATCGTCTGCCTTCTCACCGGCTATGACAGGAGTTACGTTGTATCCTTTGGCTACAAGACCTGAATACATCGGTGAACCTCCTGATACAGCGTCTACCTTGACGTTCTTATGAGGTATCTGGAATCTCTCTATCAATTCTATAACCTTATCCACTGAAAGAAGTGAATCCTCCATCCGGTAAACCCACCTGTCAAACGAGAGCATTTTATTACCCTGTCTTATAATAGCTACGTTCTCATCACCGGAACTCCAAGCAAAGTCAACCCCCATGTGAAGTTCACCCTCTTGGGAGACTTCTTTATCAACTGCTCTGGTAATCTCAGCCCAAGAGAACAGGAAATTTCCAGACTCCATGACATCCCAGTTACCATCTAGCCAAGCCTCGGCTAGTTCTTTGGGATAGATTGCCCTCAGTTCTTCTTCGTAGTTTGGCGGTAAATAAGGATTGTCCTTCGGGAGTGAGGGGATATATACAAAGTCAGCGGGTTTACTTTCTATAAACCTCTGTTTAACCCAACCTGGCATAGGATTAGCTGTCAGGATATATTTGTACTTGATATTCGGTAAGGGGAGTGAAAGACGGCCTAGAAGGTTATTGAAGTGCATCTCAGAACACTCTTCGATTTGGTCGATGAAGAAAAATGAAAGCGTAGTCCCCATTTGAGAAACAAGACCCTTCTGGTCATCTACCAATCCAGTGTACCAGATTCTTGACCCATTCCAGAACTGAATATAGTGGTCTGTAGCGTGATGTTGAGTGATTAGTTTATAATATTGCCCATCTACGTGGATGCCAGCATCAAAATACCTCTCCATCTCAACTAAAACGGTTCTCTTTAAGGCGGGTAGGTTCTGACGTGCTATAATCCCAACAGCACCAGGGTAGTCAATGCACAATTGCACACATTCAGCTACCCCCGCCATAGTTTTACCACCTCTTATGGTTTAATCAGGCACCGCCAAACAAACGCCCCCTTTGTGGGGCAGAATGGAATAATATCTGTCTGGGGTGAGGTTGATAGATAGCAGATAAATCAATTATCGGTTTGTTTGACGGCACCTGGCATCACCTCCTTTAGTAACCCATGCAATCTTAAGTGGCAAGTCTTGCACAAGGTTAATCCGTTATTTACTTCATACCTTAATTCTTTGTATATGGCAAACTCCTTTATATGGTGAGGGTGTAGATAAGATTTGGTATCACCACATTCTTGACAGGTATATTTATCACGTTCAAATACTGCCTTTCGCCATTCCTTAAATTCTACAGAACCTCTTGCTAGATGGTTTTCCTCAGTTATCCCGCCCTTCCACATCGGGTGCTTATCTTTTGCAAATTGTCCCTTCTTAAACTCAGTCGTAGGCGAACGCCTTTGACCTTTGCTAATTTCCGATAAATGCTTGCCCATCAGGGGGTGTTTCTTACCTTTATTCCCTGATGGTTTGCCCAAACGAGATAGTCTTTGTTTTTCTAAATATTTAGGGTCTTTAAGCCACGTCTTTTCTTCGTAGGTAAGTCCACTACCTACCCCAGTCTTATATAACGCCGGATTGTGTTTAGCCTTAAACCTATTCTCGCAAGCCTTGCACCTTAAAGATTCAATAACGCCACCATCAAATGTAGTCCAGCGTTCAGCACCGCAGTCAATACAAGCGTGATAGATGTATTTGTGGTATCTCCGGCTGTCTGGCTTGCCTAGTTCTAATCCAGTTTTAACTTCACCGAGCATACCTTAATTATACCACATACTAGGGGTGCCTGTCAAATTTAACACTTGTCTAGGGTGTGGTTTATATAGTTCACTTAAATCTATACTCTTAGACATTTATTCTTCCTCTGGCACTTCAAACCATTCTATTCTACTCCCGCAAATAGGGCACCACGTCCATTCCTTAGATAAAAAGAACTGACCGCAATTTGTGCAAGTCCAATTCCCATGTCCGTCATTAATTGGTATCATCTTCCCTCCTACATTGTGCAATACGTTGCAATATCTTTTATTCAACTAATTTAACATAAGGCGTATCATCAACCACAATTAGTTTCTGCCCAAAAAGAAAACTCTCATTAGGAGATTGGATAGTAAATACATAATGATTAAGAGCTTCTTGCCTTAACTGAATTAATTGCTCACGAGAAACATATATTTGAAATTTAGGGCTATGATAACCTAATGGGTAAACACGCTCTTCAGAACGCCATAATAATTCATATATTTTATCAATTAATGGTGTTTTTGACTCTTCCATTTCTAAACCTCCAATATCTTACCGCCCTTTCCTTCCTCTCTACTGTATCATCAAATAAACCTAACCCCTTTCTCCATTCTATAATATGCTCTATCTCTTCCCTTAGTGATAATGGTAGGTCTGTGTACTTAAAGCCGTCAGATTTGGCCTGTACGACTTCTGGTGACGGTTGTAGCTTAACCTTGCGGGTGTATTTACGTTTCTTCATCGAACCCCTTAATTAATGAACAAGCAGGAGCATTACCGTAAGTTTCCAATGTCACTCGTTCTAAATATGGACAATCATAATCAAAATTAAGGCACTCGGCACAAGTCTTTAATAAATGCGGGTTTCCCTCAATGTCTTTATCATCCCATCTATTCCAAAGTAATTTCATAATACTCCTTTATGCAACACGTTGCACAATCTTATAACTTCATCACGCTTTGCCTTAATCTATCTTCATCCCGAAAGTATATCTTATCCTGTGGTAAATCCTTGAAGTCTATCATAATTAAAGCCTTGTGAATAAAAATATTAACGCCCCAAGAAGTATACCTATAATGATATACGCAATTAAGAATGGATGCTTAGGGCATATCCACTCGCAAAGTTCCCGTATAATCATATTCCCTCCATTTCGTGCCTAATTGTTAACTTCCTCCACCGAGCCAATCAATTTCTACTTAATTCTAACATAAAACTACTTAAATGTCAAGTATTTCTATAACGATTTGATACTTTCTGCTAATGAGTTCCTTTTAGTTTTGTTATCTCGTAAAATGTCTCACCATCCCCAGACTTTCCTAATCCAGCATTACCAGATAATAGATTGCCCTTGTTGACTATTGAGTATTTACGGGAGAAGTTATCCGTTAGTATATCTGATAGCGGATATTGCCTACTACCAATATTGAGAACAAACGAGCATCCGTCTTTAAGCGCATCCATTGTCTTGCTAATCATCGGTATAAAGAATCCGCCAACCCACTTGTCAAACGTATCATACCTGTTTAGCGAGTTGGATTTCTCATCAGTGTAAATCTCAGTGTCATAATATGGAGGCGATGTTAAGGCAAAATCATACTCTTCGGTTAAATGGCTATCCTCAAATGGCAATACGTTCACACTAGCATTAAATTCAGGACGGAACTTCTTAATAAACACTGCCAGATTAATTAAACCATCAGATGTCCTGGTAGAAGGCTCAAAACAAGTGTAATTATTGCAAATAGTAGATATACCTATCATCCGGCCACCCCAACCAGCACAAGGGTCTAATACCTAACTGTATAACCTGGTAGAGTAAATCCCTAACCTTGTCTTTCTTGAACAGCGTAGCCCTAGCTAATCCACTACAAAAGCTATCAGTCTGTAATCCAGAGAAGATAGAGTGCTTGCTAGTATTGGAACGTGTATCTAATCTATGTGGATTGAATAATAAAGAAGTCTTTTGACAAGCGTTCTTACC